CAAAACAGAAATAGATAGTTTAAAAAAATTAGAAAGTGTTAATACTAATAGTGACATAGCAGAAAATATTAAAAACCGATTAGAAATTTTAGAAAAAACAGACTTCTCATTACAATTAATTTATAGTCCTACAAGACACCGACCACGAAAAGGGTACCCACATGCTTCATCTGCTTCTAAAAAAATTGAATTAAAAAATTCTATAAAAGACCGAAGCGATGAACTTATGGATAATTTTGAAAACAATATAGAACGTCTTAGTAACTTAGATTTTAATTATCCTATTGTACCAATAAAAAAATCAAATTTTAAAAGAGCAAGAGAAAGATCAAATTATCTTGATAATGACCCGCAAAGAAATATAATAAATATTGCAGAATCTTTTAAAAATAACTTTAAAGAAACAAAACGTATAGGTACTGTATATAAACAAGGAATAGACGATGCACCGTTTAAAGAAACATGGCATCAGCTATCAATTAAAAAACTTTTAAAACGTGCAGTCGATGAAGGGTACGGTAATTTATCTATATCTAATTCTAAACCTGTTGTTCAAAGATACTCAGGTATGGGTGAAGAAGGTAAAGAATTATTCTACGACAGAAAAGTTAAAAACTATATGCAGAAATTAGCTAAGTCAACTGGTGGAGACTTTAAAATAAAATATTTATATGATGAGTATGGTACTGAAGACGAGTTCTTACGTAGCTATGTTATAGAAATTACACCTGAGTTAAAAGAACTTGTATCAACAAAAGGATTGGCAAGTTTTAGAAAGGGTGGCAAGGTTTCCAAGGTTTCTACTAACGAACAAATGGATAGGTTAGGTTTTAATAACGGTGGTGATGAATCTCAAGCACGGATGCAAGAAATAAATATTTACTTAAAAGGCAAAGGCTATAGTAAAGAAGCTAGAGCTGGTATTTTAGCTAACATATCTGTAGAAACAGGTACAACTTATGATCCTAGACAACTACAAGATGGCGGTAAAGGTTATGGTTTATTTCAATTAGATGCTAAACGTAAAGATTATAATAATTGGATGGCTGAAAGAAATTTTAAAGAAGATAAAATAAACAACATGGCTGCACAATTAGAATATATGCACGATACTATTCAAACAGGTAGAGAAATTGGTGGAACGAATGCTAAAACATTACAAAAATCTTTTAATGAAAAATCTGCAGAAGAAGTTGCGTTAGACTTTAGTAACATCTGGGAAAGACCTAATCCTGAAAAAGCTCATAATGATTGGAGAGTAGAAAGAGCTACTACCATATATAATACTATTGACTAATGCTACTATACACAGAACAACAACTTGAAATTGCCTATAACATTTATAGGATGCACCAGATCGGACAAGGTTTAGGGTTTATGGAACTTGAAAACTTTAGAAGACTTTACGAAGAACTCATGGAGGAGGCGTTTGATGTTCCCATTTGAAATTATAACTATGCTAGGTTCTACACTGCTCAGTAGTGTACTAAGCCTATGGTCTCAACGTATGAAAGCTAAACAAGATGAGCAGAAGATGTTGATTACTCGTGGAGAGTTTCAACTTAAAGCTGTAGAGTCTGCACGTAACGTACAAGACAAAGGATTTCAGTGGACAAGACGTATCATTGCTCTATCATCTGTCTTTGCAATCGTTATACTACCTAAACTGGTAGCAGTATATTATCCAGATGTTGATGTAACAGTAGGATATACACTATTTCATCCGGGCTTTTTATTCTTTACAGACGGTAGAGAAGTATTTGAATGGATAACTTTTCAAGGCTTGGTAATAACACAACTAGATACAAACCTTGTATCAGCAATCATAGGTATGTACTTCGGTGGCAGCTTAGTTAAAAAGTAAGAGGGCATTATGCAACAGAATAATATGGGTGGCTTTAGTGGCGACATGGATAGGAACGAGGTAGAGATAGACCTTAATAAGTTTATGGAACTTCTTCAAGAGAAGTCACAACTTAAAGATAGGATAAGAGAGTTAGAAGATATCAAGAACGATAACCCTTATCAAAAACTTATATTTGTAGCACAAGCTGTGGATAGTTGGAGAATCATACCTAGAGCTTTTCTAAGTGTGTATATGTTTTTATTATACTATACAACCTTTTGGTTCATGGATATTGCTGACCCAACAATGGAACAATCAGGATTCATATCAGTAGTAGTTGGAGCAGGTGCTGCGTGGTTTGGATTATACACATCAACATCAAAAAGTAAATAGGAGAAGAAGTGACAAGACGGGGATTAAATCAAGATTTTTTTGGACCATTAATTATACTAGCTTTAATTGGTGTTTCTGTAAGTTTAAGTGCAGACCAAACAGGAGACTGTACTTCAGGTACTCAGTACTGTGAGGATAATGGGTTGACTACTATTAATACTACGGTGACTACTAATACTAACACCAATAATAATACTAATAATAATACTAATACCAATACTAATACAAATAGTAATACTAATAATAATACTAATGTAAATACTAATACTAATACCTCGACTAACAATAATAACAATGTTAATACATCAACTAATACAAATAACAACGTTAATACTTCTACATCTACAAGCAGTAATACCAATAATAATAACAATGTCAACACATCTACTTCGACATCCAACTCTACTGTAAACTCTACAGTCAATCAGAACGTAAATAACAACAGTAATTCTACTAGTAATAATACAAATACTAACAGCAATACTAACGTTAATCAATCTACGTCAGATTCTAATGTGACTACCGACAATACTAACACAAACAACAATAACAATAAGTCTGATAATACTAATAGAAATATTAACGAGTCTAACTCTACTCAGACTATCAACCAGAATGTACGTAGCAAAGCACCTCCTGCTTCTGCTATAGCTCCTAGCATTATGTCTTACTCTCAAGACCTCTGTACTGTAGGACGTTCTGGTGCCTTCCAAGGGCAAGTGTTTGGGTTCTCTACAGGAGCTACTGTGACTGACGAGAACTGTGAACGCTTAAAACTTTCCAAGTACCTCTATGATACCGGTATGAAAGTAGCTTCAGTCTCGATATTATGTCAAGACCCTAGAGTATTTAAAGCTATGGAAATGGCTGGTACTCCTTGCCCTTACCAAGGTAAAATTGGTAAAGAAGCATCAATGGCTTGGGCTGAAAACTCTTCAAGAAGACCTGATGCAAAAGACCAAGAGAAACTTTTTATACAGCAATGCACACACGATAGAAACCCTAACAGAGACAAGATAAACAAAGATGTTGTTGGGGCAGTCAAGGTTCTTTACACAACTAAAACTAAAACTAAAAGGCAATGCAAAAAAGAATTCTATGCTACGCAGTAGCGTGTCTGCTTAGTCTTAATGTCTCAAGCACATACATCTATGAAGCCAATCAAGCTTTAATAGACCTCACCAATCAATCAGGCACAACCAATCTAAACGTTGGAGACGATAGAGTATCTAATGCTTTTAGTCTAGGGTTTAACTTTGATTTTTATAATCAGACATTTAACTCTGCCCGAATGGCTACCAATGGTTGCCTTCACTTTAAAACCTCTGGAGCTTACTGCTCAGATTATACACCAGACCCTTTAGCAAGTCAGTATACTTATACTATGCTACCTTTTTGGACTGACCTCATACGAGACAACGGTTCTAAGATGTTAGCTAAAAGCTTTAGTGATAAGACAGTCTTTGGTTGGTATGATATGAGAGAGTACAATCGTGCATCTGATAACAGTTTTGAAGTTATACTATGGACTAACGATACCTTTGAGTATAGATATGGTGCATTAGATATCATTAATCACGATGTTTTAATTGGTGAAGTGGGTAGTGGTAGCTCTGAGGTCTATCAATACTTGTTTCACGATGAGTGTAACACCGGAACAACTAACTCTAGTAGCTGTGTAAACACTAACTGGAACGACACCTCATCTAATACTTTGTTAGAAAGTGGTGGTTCGTTGTACGGTACAGGTAGTGGTAATGGTCTTGACTGTAGTAATCCTCTAAACAATTCAAGCTGTTCAGGGTATGCAGCAGCTTATCAAACTCAACAGTGCGACATAGACCAGTTATATTCTGAGTCGTGTCCTTCCTATTGGGAAGCGTATGACGACCTTCAGTGTAATCTAGACCCACAATACGGTCCGTTCTGTCAAGGCTATAGACAACAAGATTCAGTGGCTTACTTTGAAGAAGAGATTGACTACGGTTACCAAGAAGAGTATGACATGTATGACACTTTTGAAGAACCAGAAGTCTTTGAAGAGTATGTCTTTGAATTTGAGTATGACTTTTTTGAAGAGCCTGAGTATGCATATGAAGAAGAATTAATCTTTGAACAGATGTTTCCTCGTGAAGAATACTACGAACCTTTTGAAATTATGCAAGACTTACCTATGCAAGAAGAAGAAATCTTTATGCCGATGGAAGAGTTATTGATTGATGAGTTTATCTTTCAAGAAACATTTCTTGTAGAAGACTATGCAGAACCAAACACGTTTATAGAATTAGAAACTATTGAAGAACTGGAGGAATGGTTTGAGGAAGAGACAGCAATGGAAGAAGAACTTGCGTATGCAGAGGAGCCGGAAGAAGAATTTATTGAAGAGGTCTTTGAAGAAGAAGCTGTAGAAGAAGTCTTTGAAGAGATAGCAGAGATGCGTGAAGAGATGGAAGAGGAACGTATAGCTGAAGTAGAAGAAGAAAGACAAGAAGAATTACAAGAAGAAGAACTTGTCGTATCAGTAGAAGGTAAGAGTTCGATAAGTAGAGAAATGGCACTGAACGTTATCTCCTCTACTCTAAACACAGCCCAAGCTAGTGTTAGTGGAACTACATCAGGTAATTCTGTACACGCCACAGGCGGCACGACAGGAGTTTCTAGCGTATCATCGTCTAGTTCTAGTGGTGGTATGAGTACAAGTAACTCACCTAGTATGTCAGCACAGTTTGCATCTTCTACTGCACAGAACAACCAAGTATTAGATATGAGTACAAGCTTTAGTGTTAGTAACTCTACAAACTCTGTAAGCGTTGAAGCTGAGACAGTTGAGACAACGAATGTCGTAGTCAGTGTAACGCCTACTCAAACTTTACAAAGTCAAATAGATGTATCAGTCTCAACAGATGCATCAACTACAGAGACAGAACAAACTGTAGCTAATGTTATCGCCCAAAATTTACAAGCGGCTCAAGATGATGTGGAAGCTAAACAAGAAGAGACAGGAGAGTATGGGTCAGAGAATACTATCATAGCTTACATGGGATTTGTACCTAACTTTAATAATTATAGATTAGTTACAATGCCAGATCAAGAAACATGGTATGAACCTAAAGATATTTATGCCAACAATATGTTGTCAGATAACATCGAAGGCTTTTATCAAATGGCAGGACAAAGTTTAGATACTTTAATTAAAATGAGATCATTACAACCACCACTATAATATGAAAATACCACAACAACCAAGCTTGTTATTAAATAAACCAAGAGATGCATCACCCGAAGAAGCTTTACATTGGCAAGAAACTGACTTAAACTGGTGGGCAGATAGGCAATTAAAGATTGTAGCTATCATGTCAGGTGTACAGGTAGGTGTGTTTTTCTTTATGATTTTATCTTTTTACACAATATCAGTAGGATTAGATGGCGTACTCAAGTAAAGTTGTAGATAGGTTTGAAGGGGTATTAAATAACCCGGAGAAATATTCAGTAGGTAGATTTGATCCAAAGGATTTAGATGTGGGTACTGGAATGGTAGGTGCACCGGCTTGTGGTGATGTAATGAAGCTGCAAATTAAATGTACCCTACAAGGCAATCAACATATCATAAGTGATGTCAAGTTTAAAACATACGGATGTGGGTCAGCAATAGCATCCAGTACTATGTTTGTTGATATGCTAAAAGGAAAGACTATAGAAGAAGCTTGTCAGATAAAAGATAAAGACATAGCCGAAGCATTAGAGTTACCACCTATCAAGTTACATTGTAGTGTGTTAGCAGAGGACAGTATAAAACAAGCCATTAATGATTGGCAACAAAAACAAAACGGAGAATATTATGGATTGGTTACAAAATAGAACAACACAGTTTATTGCATTAGCAGGTATCATTGGTACACTGGCTGGGTTTGGTTACACTGGGGCAACCTATGTGAATAGGATTGAGAACTTAGAAACTAAAGCTAGACAAGCTAAAGAAACTGAGCAAGGAGTAGATGAGGTTATCAATAGAATTAAAGCGTTAGAAACATCAGTAGAATATATTAATAAAACTATTGATGAGACTATCTTACTTAAGATTAATAACCTCGAGTCTATAAGGTCTGATATGTCAGGTATGAAAGCTGATATCGAAAGTGTAAAGACTGATATAAAAATATTTAAAGAAGAGAATAAGAATCCTTTAGCAGGATAATTACTTTAAAACGTTTAGCTCTCTTTGAAAGAAGCTATGTAAGTCTCCCATCTTTGCCTTACCGTTACGGAGGATAGTTTTGATTAGGTCTCTCTCATCAAGAGGGAATATCTCATCGACCATATCCTCCGGTAACATACTAAACTCTGTAACAATTTTGTTGTCTCGTGTCAACAGAATTTTAAAACTTACCAAGTTGGCTTCGTTCTTGTTAACCATTATCACTCTCCAAGTTAGCAAAACTAATCTTGTCTTGTCTACCACGTAGTCCTGCTTTCATATAAGAAGTAGCACGACCTTCAAAGAAGTTCTGATGTTCAACACCCATCACTTCATCTAACCAACCAAGGGGGTTTTCTCTTTGGTCATAGTTTGTTTTAAGTCCAAGCTGTAGTAATCTTCTATCAGCTATGTATCTATTGTAAGCATACATATCTTTCTTAGTAAGTCCTTCAAGGTTTCCCATGTCAAACACTAAGTCTAAGAACTTGTCCTCAAGGTCTACCATCTGTCTACATATCTCATAAATTTCTGCTTTGAAATCATCTGTCCATATATCTAGGTTCTCTTGGATAAACTCTCTAAACAATTTAGTCATAGCTTCAACGTGCATTGATTCATCACGGATAGAATAGGTAACTATCTGACCCATACCTTTCATACGTCCAAAGCGTGGGAAGTTTAACAAGATTGCAAAGCTGCTAAAAAGTTGTAGTCCTTCTGTAAAGGCTGAGTAAACTGCTAAAGTTTTTGCAATACTTTTCTTGTCTGACTTGGTAGTCTTAATGTTGTGTACATATTCATGCTTGGCTGACATCTCTTCATACTCAGCAAAAGCTTTGTACTCTATCTCTGGCATACCTACTGTATCTAATAGTAGACTGTAAGCATGTTGATGAATTGATTCCATGTTTGCAAATGAACCCATCATCATTCGTGCTTCTGGCTTTCTAAAGATACGCATATATCTGTCTACATATCCGGCACCTACGTCAACATCGGATTGCGTAAACAACCTAAAGATTTGTGTAAGTAAATACTTCTCTTGCTTTGATAACTCCTGCCAATCTTTTACATCGGTGTGTAAGGGTACTGACTCCGGCATCCAATGCATTTGATTTTGTAACACGTAGTAGTCAAACATCCACGGGTTGTCGAAAGGTTTGTAATAATCTCTTGTATCTAATAAACTCATGTTAAAATTCCTCTTGTAGTGTTTTTAATTTTTCGTCAGCGTTTGCGTATTGCTCTATAAGTTTATTCATAGATTCAATAATATTAGGGTGCTCTGCAACACCTACTTTATTTTGAAAGTATACTTCTAGGTTAGCTTTTGCTTCTGCTTTTTCTGCTTGATATTTTATTTCTAAAGCTTGATATAATAAACAACTCATTTGTTCTCCTCGTTAAATTTCTTAACTAAATATTTAAAATTATTGATTACATATCCTGCGTAATCATCAGGTGTTGCGAATGGATTTTTGTGTTCGTCTAAATAATCTACCCACATTCTACTTGTAAACCCAGCAAACTTCTGGCTAAATACATTTGTAAATTCTTCTTGTTTCATTCTTCCTCCGGTTCAGGCATATAAACTAAGACTTCAGCCTTACAGTTAGGACAACTTAAATTAGTTTCCATTATATACCCATCATCTTCTGGTGAAAGATCAATGTCTCCACCCCATATTAACTCTGTTCCACAATACCAACAGTTCATATTATCCCTCGCATGAAATACATTCAGTATCTTCTAGTCTGATACGTTGTACTTTAGTGTTTACATTCTCTGCATTACGAGCAGCATTAGTTCTAAAGTAATACAAAGACTTTAGTTTATTCATACCATACCAGTGCACATCATTTACATACTGCATGTATTCATCATGTACTTCTTGTTTCTCTGTGGCTGTAGGTATGGTAAAGAAAAGATTAACAGATTGTGCTTGGCAAATAAACTCTTGTCGTTTAGCTGCATGTTCAACAATCCATAGTTGATCTATCTCAGTAGCAGTTTTAAATATTTCTTTCTCTTCATCTGTAAGAATATCTAAGTGTTGTACTGAACCATCATTACCTGCAATGTCTTTCCACACTGCAACAAGTTCATCTTTCTTTAATTTTTTATCGGCAAGTAACTCTTCTAAGTATTTGTTCTTAACTTGGAACGAACCTGATAAAGTTTTGTGCGTATAAACGTTAGCACGATATGGCTCAATCGAAGGAGAAGTACCGCCACATAT